TTATTTTAACGTCACCAAACGTTGTTGTTACTACCCAATTCATCATACTCCTCTTTTTGTATCATATGCAATAATATGGTCTCTTCCGGTCATGTTATACCCATGTTCGGCACACATTTCAAATACAATAGGATACATTTTAATAAGTTCTTCTCTAGTGTCGCCAGCTGGCATAATGTATGTCTTTTCTTTTGGAATAAGTAATTCTACACGTAACTCTTCAATTTCGTCAAGATTCTTTTCCGTGCCATCCCATACTGGTTTGTAATGATAATCTTTGTGATACATTATCATTTCTTTCATTGCCGTTTTATTGAGTCTAAATTTATTGTGTTGTGTAATCATTTTTTCATCGACCACTGCTTTCTGAGGTGTTTCAGTCCCCAAAACGGGAATACTATTACTAAACTTAGGACTGAGGCTAATGACATCAATTGGAAAATCAGTAGCAATAAAATGAGATCCTTCAGTTTCGATAGTAATGATAATATTTCTTTCATGTGCAAAGTGTGTTAATTCGTTAACTAATGCGGGATGCATTGTAGGAGATCCACCCGTTAACATCATTTCTGTAATGTGAGGATTCTCGTCATATATCTTTATGATATCATTAAATGTAAACGTTCCTTTCTCCGGATGTATTGAAGTATACCAGCTATCGCACCAACCTCCTTCTCCAAACCAACATCGATGCGTGCAACCCGTAGTTCTTACGGCAATAGTCGGTCTACCAAAACGAGAACCTTCACTTTGTACACATCTATATAATTCAACAATTGGTAAGACTTTGTCATAGTCTGCGATTCTTTTAGAATGGGAGGTCATAGTCATCTTCTAGTTTAGTTGGTATTTCTAATTTTTTAATTACTTCAGCAAATTTAGCTTCTAAGTCTTCTAATCGTTTCTGTATTTTAATTAATTCAGAACGTCTTACAAATGGAGTTCGATCTACTTCAATGTTATTGGCATTGTCCACATTACCAAAATACTCATCTAGAAATGTTAGTGGATATATTTGTACCTGAGTATATTCTGGCTTTTGAGCTTCTTTAGGAAGAGTTCTCCATTTAATGTCAATACCTCGTTTAATGGCTTCTGCTGTAACTTCTCGGCCGATATTAGTACCGCCAGAACCTTTACCTAAATACTCATAAAGTGATATGTATTGTTCTTCACTCTTCATAACTTGCTGAATTTCTTTCGTGTTCATAAACTTCTACTTTAACGGCTCGTACTCTGCCTTCGGTTTCTTCTCGTAAAAAATCATTTATTGTTTTGTAAAGATATTCGGCAAATCGTTCGCAACCTGTAGCTTCCAGGATTCTGAGTTGGATTATGCCATCTTTATCCATTTGTTTGAAATTTTCTAAGTAAGGGTCATCTTGTGCTACAATTGTAGTATGATCTAATAAAAATGCAAAATAATCTTTTGGTGACATACCAGAAATTGATGTTTTTGCACGTTTCATGCCACCAAAGTCAAATACCCAATTACGTTGATCTAAATCACCTTCAAACCATACTCGGAATGATACTGCATATCCGTGTAAGAATTTGCAATGAGTACCATCTGCTCGCCATTGACGAAAGCATGTTGAATATCCGTCGAATAGTTTAGTTGATTTAAACTTTGCCATATCAATAACCTTTTACAAATTCATAAAATTCTGCTCGGGTAGCATCATCATCTCTAAATGCACCAGTTAATTTGGATGTCTTCATTGAAGCTCCGCCATGTTTAACTCCGCGACATTGAACACAATTATGAGTTGCTTCAATCATAACAGCTACACCTTTATTGTCATTGATAATAGTATTAATAGCATTATGAATTGCTACTGTCAATTGTTCTTGTATTGCACCTCTTCTACCAAAATGCTCTACTAATCGATTCAATTTTGATAAACCAATTACTTTGCTGTCAGTACCTGGAATATATGCAACATGAACTCGACCCATAATAGTTTGATGATGATGTGAACACATTGAAGTTAACGGAATACCTCCTTCAAATACCATACCATCATATCCATCAGATGGAAATGCAGTAATGTCTGGAGTGCCATCATATCGACCAGCCCATAAATCATTTACATATGCTTTTGCAACTCTTCTAGGAGTATCTGAACTATTAGGGTCATTCCTCCAATCACACTTTAACGCATCAAGAAACTCACCAAATGCCTTGGCAGCTTCTTCAATCATTTTATCTTTTTCTTGTCGGGTAAATGGTGCACCTGGTGCAGAACCATTTGCGTAACCTAATTTAACTAATTCTAAATTTTGCTTTTGTTTTTCTGTCATAACTTAATATTAATTTTAATATAATAAAATTTATTGGGGTTTCAAAGTTTTTATGTAAACTTTTACATGTTCGGATCACCTGGGGTATCAATACCGGATGCATCGTATTTTGTTTGATTTAATTTAACTAAATTTACGTTAATTGTTTGTTTACCTAAGGCCCAATTGGCAACAAGTCTATGATGTCCATCATAAATTGCCATTTCTCCATCTACAAACTGAACTGCATTAATTGGCGTTGTTGCATTTATATTTGCAATAATTTGCTTTACTTTATTGCTTTGAATGTTTGGTTGAGTTATTCGAATGTCTGAAATATTAACAGTTTCTGGGGTTGCTGTTTTTTGATTTGTTTCAAATGCTTGTATCACCTCGTTCCAGGTATGACGACTCATTTTAAATACATCTTTTATATTTTTTGCGTCATCAAATAATTTACCTGCAGGTAGTTTATCAATTCGAGTATGATTTGTTTCATTTAATAAATTACGTAATCGTATCATATTAATAAATATTCTTTACATGTTCGGATCACCGGGCGTGTCGATGCCCGATGCATCATATTTTGTATTAATTACTCTAATTAGTTTACTATTAACTAAACATTTTTTTATGTTAACAACAAAAACTGAAAGATTATTTGGATCTTCAGAATATCCTTCTACGGTATTATGATAAATAAATTCATTGTAATTGCCGTATTTTATAAAATCCTCAGTTGTATGACCAGCACCTTCGTCTACATCCATCATGATTTTTGGATATGGATTTACTAATCTGATATTAATTTTATATTCATAAAAAACTGAGTAATGATTCCATAACGAATCAATCCTAGTATCTACTTGCTCACTAGTACCTAAATGTATTGGTTGATTAGATGTTACAAAATCTATTTTATTTGAAGATCCATGATATGTAGTTAACATCAAGCCAGGTTTAATTCCTTGACTGTGAATAGTGTCCGGCCAAAATGAATTTTCCATTAATAAATTTTTTAATCGTATCATATTAATATATATCTTTTAGGGTAGTATTACCTTTTATATGATGCGGTTCATAAGGACAATGTCGGCATCTATTTCCACAACATGTACCTCGTTTAATGTGATATGATTCTGTAAAAACACGATATCCATTTTCATAATAAAAGTCAGTTGGAAGGAGCTTGTTTCCAAACTCCCTCACAAATGCTTGTTGTATCCAATCTTTTGACGCAGACACTATCATTATTTAACCTCACACGCTCCGCCTGCACAAGCTAATTCTCCTGATAAGTCAGTGTTATCATCAAGTTCAATTACTTGGCTCAAATCAATATTAGTTAATGATTTTAACATAGATTCATATTGTTCTTTGGTAATATCCTCGAAGGGCGCTTGAGTATATGTTCCTCCATCATATGGTAATACTGATAATCCGTTGTAATGATCTCTGTTATTCCACATCCATTCTCCTGCTAATTCCCATTCATCTGCCTTAAGTGATACTGTTGCAGATACATTGTGAGTATTGTTTCCCGTTCTATGTCCTGGTTTAACCCATTCTAAATGTACTTTCTTAATGCGATCTAATAATTGGAATGGGGATTCTGTTCTTAGGATTGCACCTTCTGGAGCTTTTTGTGGTATTGAAATAACTGCAGTGTCATGTGGTCGGAAATATTCATCTTCAACTAGCTCTGGATGATTAATTGCTAGGTATGTATAAATTGCTTCATTTTTTCCTACACGTATTCTTCTTACATAGTAATCGTTGTGCCAAGCATGAATGCCCGATGATGTTCCTAAAGTAAGTGATGTTGTTCCTGCAGGTTTAACGGTTGTTGTACGAGCTGAGCGATTAATACCAATAATGCTAGCAACTCTTTCATTTTCTGTTTTTACAGCTTTTGCTGCAGCTTTCATATCATAACCTAAAACTGTTCCAGATCCGATACCTGTCATCGATACGCCAATAAGTGCATCTTTCTCAGTTGTACGTTTCCAAATTGGACGAAGGTAATGAAAATCAGTATAACCTGCTTGAAGTGTTCCAATAAATGCTGCTGCTTTTACTCGTTCTTCTAAATCTTCTTGTGATTCAATATCCGATGCATTTACTTCACAAAGATTACAGAATTGAAACGGACGAAGTGCAATTTCGCAACATGGGTTAGTTCCCCAATCTTTATCATTAGAAAGATATATTCCGGGTTCTCCAGCATTTGATAATTCAACACGTTTCCACAAATCCATAAAGAAATCTCTTGTTACTTTGTGACGTATTAATACTGCTGAATTATTTGCCCGGCCTCTTTGTGGATTATTTTCCCACCAGTTGCCTGACTTACATGAAATCATTTCTTCATCATCTGCTGAAAATAAAGATATAAGTGCAGCTCTACGAATTCCTCCTGCTAGTACCGCATCTGCAACGTGACAAACCATATCATGTACTTCAATTGGAGAAAGTTTGTCGCCATCTTCTTTTGCATCTAAAATACCTGCTAGTTTAATCAAACATTCTTTAAGTGGTTGTGGACCTGGAGCTTTTCCTCCTGATGTAACCAATCTAGCACCTTTAGGACGGATATCACTAAAATCAAACACAAATGTTGATCCGCCTTCAAAATAAGATTTAACAACAGCTTTAACTGCATCTGCCCATCCCTCAATTGAATCTGCAATAAGGAATCTACGCGTTTTCTTTGGATTTGGTTTTCTAATTTCTGGTAATTTTTCTACATGATGTGATTGAACTGAATATCCAACACCTGTACCGCCTAAAAGTAAAAACATTGCTTCACCAAAAGCTCTGTAATCATCAATTGGTAAATATGCACAATTGTAAATTCGGTTAGGGGAGATTTCAATTGGTTTTCCTCCGAATTGCAAACTTCTCATTGAAGGCAATACTTTTTTGTCATATACAAAGCGATATGCAGCTTCTATTTCATCCCGTAATGCAGGATATTTTTTTTGATGCATTTCTTTGTTTCTTGTAACTAATTCTTCCCAAGTCTCTCGGCGGTTGAGCTCAGGAATATACTTGGCATACTTCATGTATACCGTAATTTCACTCAAAATTTTGTTTGAAATCTCCATTGCGTAAATCCTTTTAAATGTTATTAACTTAATTTGTTTTTAGATAAAAAAAGGCCGGAGTATTATATCCGTGCCTTATTTCATATAAATATGTTTTTAGCCCAAAGTTCCTCCGAGATCTTTGAATTTTTGTGCCAAATTTTTCTTCATCATATTCTCGCCAGTTTTCATAACTTGCGTAGTTTGTTTACCTTGAGTTGTTTGCGGTTCAAAGAATTGGAACTGGCCATTGTTTGTGTTAATTTTACTAGGCAATGTAATACCATCGGGGCCGAATCTATTTTTAATAACATGGCCTCTACCGGTACCTGACATCTTATCTTCAACCTTTCTAGAAAGTGACATTAAAAAGTCAGCAACCATTACTTTTCCATATGATGATGCAATTTTATCTGCTTCAATAACATCTTCTTCTAAGGCGCTTCTTCCTGCTTGTGATGCAGTCCAAACTGGTATTCCATATTCCCCTGCCATTCCCCTTAACTCTTCGTATAACTCCTCTAAGGCTTCGTGCTTGTCCTTTTTTACGTTGATTTTCAACAAGTCACCATAATCTACAATAACTAATGCAGGTGTTTTACCTAGCATCATAGTCTTTTCTAAATGAGCTTTGATACCCATTACTCCTACTGATTTAGTTGGAAAGTATTTAACAATTAAATCTCCTGATAATCCATTCATTTTTTCTTGAACTGTATCCTGATGATGTTTAAGTGTTTGTGCATTGATTCCTGTTAATACTGAATCATAGCGTTGACCTACATAATTTTCATTAAGTTCCAACGTATAATGTATAACACAGTGTCCAGCTCGCATTGCATTTGCACCTATATTGATAAGCATCCAAGATTTACCAATACCTGCGGGAGCCATTACTACTCCTAATTCTCCGGGGGCTAATCCACCATCCATTAAATCATCAATAACATCCCAACCCGTTGTGATTGTATGACGTGAAGCTTCTGCATAACGTGCTGCAATATTTTGTTTGTATTCTAAACCAATATTGGTATCAGCACCTGCTTTCATTGCTCCGTCAATTTTGCTTTTTATTTCATCATAATTACCCATTTTGAGTAATCCTACTGAATCCATAATAGCTCTTTTGATTTCTTGATTCTTACAAAATCTTAATATCTCATCTTTTACGAAAGTAAGATCATCGGACTCCATATATCGAAAAACTTCTTTAAGCTGTTCTAATACAGCTGTTTTCAATATATCATTATCAATCTCAGTTATTTTTACTTTAAGTACATCTTTTGACGGAGGACATTTGTATTCTGCAAAATGCTGTAGTGTTACTTCTAACAACCAACTGTTTGCGTCTGATTCAAAATAATCCGGACTTATTATATCGGCAATTTGTTGTAAAAATGTTCTATCCGTAAATAATGCTGCTATTGTTTTTACTTGAAATCCGTATCCGTATTCCGATAATTTATCTGTCATATAACCATTATAATAAAAATGATGTTAAAATCAAATTATTTTTGTGTTTGTTTTGCAAAAGCATTTAATGATAACCAAGTATTGTTTAACCAATCTGGTAAATTTTTCATAACAGCCCACATCTTATCTTGATAAAATAATCTTTGAAATTCTGCTCGATTTAATTCGGTAATGGGTTGTTCCATAATACCTCGTATCTTTGTTGCAGTTTGAGCTGGTATATCTAAAAGTTTAATATTCATAAGACGATAATTTTTATCTATCGTTTCATAATTATTAAGAACTTTTTGATGACTTTTTGATTCGGTTAGCATTTTACATTTACTTTGCAAATCATCCAATGTAAACTCTTTACTACTTGCTAATTCCGGAAATGTTTTTAATATAGTTTTTGGGCCAAAGCCATCTACTCCAGGAATGTTATCTGAAGCATCGCCTGTAAATGTACGATATACAACATAATTTTTAGGATGAACTCCAAATTCTTCAATCAATGTATTTTCATCATACATTTTCTTTTTAATTGGAGACCAAACTTGCAATGTAGGACTAATTAATTGATAGAAATCTCTATCCGTAGAAACTACTGTAATTTTTTTACTAATGTCTTCATACATTTGTGTTATGTATGCAATTGTATCATCTGCTTCAATTCCATCCATTGAAATAAATGTAACTGGCAAATTATCTAAATATGAAACCAATCTAGAAAATTGGTGACGCATTGATTCTTGTTCTTCTTCTAGTGTAGATTCATGATGATCGTGACGACGCAATTTTGTTTTATTAGCTCGATTACCTTTATAATCACTGTATATTCGTCTTCGTTTTGCAGAGCCACCTCTTCCATCGAAAACAATAATACATCTACTAGGACGTAAATCTCTAACCGTTTTTCCTATTGAATACAAAAAACCAGTAATTCCGCCAATATGATCGCCATCTTCATTATATGCAGGAGTTGCACCAAAGCTACGAATGAAAGTATTCAAACCGTCGAATACCATGAGATGATCATTGACATTCGACGGACTTGAATCCTTTTCTTGTTGTAACTGTTTGAATAATTCTTGATACCTATTCTTCATCATAAACTTCGTCAGTGATTATTACATCATCAATTCCGCCATCAATACCTGCTTGGTATTTGAAAATATAAGCATCGCAAATTCTTTGATATAACCTTTCTTTTACTTCTGGTTTAGAAATTACTTTATCAATAAAATTCTTTGATTGGAATTTGATTTCGCCATATGTTTCACCCGTTGCAATGTCAACATCTTCTAATGTATAATGTGCTCCAGATTGTTTAACTAAGTCAAACTTTTTCATTGTTTCTAACCAACCGCCATAATTGTCAATTCCGCTATCATAATAGATTTCGTAATTTACTTTTCTATGAGGAGGCCCCATACGATTCTTAACAACTTGAACTTCTGTTTTGCTTCCAACTACTTGTTCAACTCCATTAATCTTTGCTTTGATCATACCTGTATTTTTCAAACGCAATCTTACCGAAGCGTGAAATGGAATTGCCTTACCACCTGCAGTAGTCCATTGATCTCCAAAAGATACTCCCATTTTAGTTCTAAGCTGATTGGTAAATATCAAACAAATCCTTTCGCGGGCAATCCAATTGGTAACTTTACGCATTGCTTTTGATAGAATAATTGATTTAGAAGTTGCATAACCATCTTTGTCATATTCAGCTGACATTTCAATCTTTGTAGATGCACCCATAATTGAGTCTACAATAATTGTAACCAAACGATCTTTATCTGATTTACGAACTTGTTCAACAATTGTTTCAATAGTTTCAAATATTTCTTCAACTGTTTCTAATGGAACATACAACATTGTTTTTAAATCAACCCCAATTGCTTGAAGAAATTCACTACTAGTTGCTGCCTCTGTATCAATATAAACTGCCAATCCACCTTTCTTTTGCGTTTCTGCTAAAGTATGTGAAGCTAATAATGATTTACCAGAAGCTTCTAACCCTGTAATTTCAGTAATACGACCTACAGGAAAGCCTCCGTGTGGACGGTTTGATATTGCTAAATCTAATGAATCACAACCGGAGGAAATCCATTCGGTAACATTGCTTGGAGCATCTTCATCGCCGGCTAAAAAGAAAGCGGTTTTAAGCGACTGCCCTTTGAATTGTTTGTTGATAGATTCCGCAAGGGTATTTGCCAAACTGTCTTCTATTTCCAGTTTACTTTTACTTTTTGCCATTTATAACTCCTTAATTAAGCATTGAATAAATCATCAAATGCTGATGCAATGTCTGTTTGTTTTGCTGGTGCTGATTTTGCTGCAGCTTTTGTAGGTGCAGGTGCTACTGCTTCTTCTTCCTCTTCTTCAACATCTGAATCTGCATTTTCTGGATTCATCCATTCTGCTAATGCTTTTTCTAGTTCTTCATAAGTTGGCTCAGGAAACAAATCAGTAATTTCAGGTTGATTCATGATTTTTTGAGCAATCTCTTTGTCCTCAGTTGCAGCTTGAGTATTTGGTTTAACTCGGATTGCTGTCTTAGGATATGCTCCACCCTCTGCTGGCGTAAATTCTACATCAATATCACGACCGTTAATTAAGTCTGTAATATCACCATAATCTGGATCTGAAATGATTGACAATAGTTCCGTATAAATTGTTTTACCAAATCCCCAAAACTTAACTCCTTCAGATTCTTTTCCTCGGATAATTACGGGAACATAAGTACGCATTTTAGGTTCAATTTTACGACCCATTAGCCATTCATCTTTATCTCCGGTTTTCTTAAGTTTGTCTGCAAACTCAACAATTGGATCTGCATTACCGAATGTAATTGGAGATAACATTGATTTCTTTCCAATGTCATAATGAAAATACAATTCTAAGAATGGATTCTCTTTGCGATGTACGTACGGTACAATTCGGATACGTGTCTTACCTGCTTCAGGTTTCCACAAATTTTGTTTTTTGTCATCTTGCTTGTTAAGCTGATTGAGTTTCGCTTTGATAGCGTCTAAATTTAAAGCCATTGTTTAAATCCTTTTTTTAAGTGGTTAATAAAATATAAAAATATAATTACAATATAAGTAATTAATGTGTTAAGTCCAAGTTAATTAAGTAATTTTTTATATAAATAAATATCAACGCCAAGCAATTTTCTTGAAGAAAACCAATGGAATAATGCGATATCCTGTTTCATCTGTAAGTATAAAAGAATTTTCATACATGGTCCAATCCAATTGGTATGTTTTATCTAATACGCCATTGTTTACCGCTCGAATTATTTCATTCAAAGCATTTACAGTATACAAAGTATTGGTTTCTTTTTTGCGATGAATACTTATTGTGTTTTGACCTCGTTGAGTTCCGGCATCTGCATTGTATGTACAATATAAATTTTCTGCAGCTTCTGCATTTGAAAATACAAATATTCGTTGTTCTGGTATTGTGTAACTGTGTTGTATGTAATCTACTACAATGTTTAAATCTGACTTATGTGCAAAGGTGCAAAGTAATTGCGTTCTTACCATTCATTTTCCTCGTTTATTTCTACATCACTCAAATCAATTTTATCTGCACCAATTGCTTTTTCAATTATTCTTATCTTTCCGGCATCTATTACAACATATCGGAAATCTCTTGTTACTCGTATTCTGTCTTTTCTAAAAACAATGAATTGTAAATCGCCGGCTACGATAGAATCAACGGCTTCTTGTAAATCCGTATCTAATTCGTCTGGATTTCTAACATATTTTAAACGACGTAATTCTGCATTAATATATGTTATGTCCTGGCTTCCGTCTTCTATTGGTTTAATTACTAATGATCCATCTGGCGTTTTTGTTATTGGCTCAATTGATAATTCTACAGGAGTTGCATTTGGCCCTCGTAAAATAACATTGGTAAAGCCTTGTATGTCAGAATTCAATGCATTTGCTTCTCGATAAAATTGCATTAAATATCCTTTATCTTTCATGTTCAAGTTACCTGCTAAAATAAATGAACGTCGTTCGTCTAAGTATGCAATTGCACTAAGTAATTGTTCATTAAAATATTTGTGAAAATCAAATTTAGGATTTTCTACAGTTCCTCGTAGTTGGTCAATTCGTTTCAAAGTGGTTACAATTTCATCCCAAAATTTGAATCGGGTAACACTACCTTTAGTTCCTAATCTAATTGATTTTGCATTGCCTTTTCCGCCGGTATAATCTTTAATTTCATATGGTTGGCCGTTTGCAGTCATATCAAATGAAGAACCCCCTCCATTTATTTGTGCTCCATCAATCAATGTTGCTAAAAAGATTTCGCCTTTTCCTAAACCTTTTGGTTCAATTCTAAATAAATCATAAGCTAATCCGCTACGGAAATTTACTTGATTTAGTGCTTCTTCTGATACGCCTGTTTGTGAATACAACATACTAGCAAACTGATTGCATTGTTCTTGTTGTAGATTGTTTAAAAATTGTAATGTAACAGCATCTGCTTCTGTTGGAAGCAAACTTAAAAACTTGCGAAATTGTTCTGATTTACCAGCTGTTGTTATAGCATCTACTAGTAATTGATTTTCTATAGAATCAAATTGAATTGCTTCTGCAATAATTTGTTTTGCACTACCTTTGGCTCTTTCTACAATTTGTCGAGCTTCATCTGTTGAAATGTTTGCTACTTCTAAAAGAACATGATAAAGTACTTCATAGTCTTTTGCGGTTGAAGGATAACCTTTTGGTAGTCTGTAACACCACTCCGTTAAAATTAAATCTATGTTCATATTGTGATAGTTTTCATTTTATCATAAATATTGCCAACTTTACATTTAATCGGGAAATTTCCTTGTTCTAACATGTTCTTAATTTGTGGCAATATGTTTTTTGCTTCTGAAAATTCAACATCAAAAAGTACTGAATCATATGTATAAAGTATCATACTGCTTTGATGTGATTTTAATATGCCTTGTACTTGTT